ACGGTGGCAATCAAAAGACGTTCATCCGTCCAACGTGGACGACCCACCCTTCGGTTGCAACTCAGTCGACCGAATTGACGGGCGCATCGGCCACCACCCCGGTCATCGCATCCAACGTCGTCACCAAGACCACGCTCGCTGGTCAGGTCACGCTGTCGGTGCAGGACATTGACTTCACTAGCCCAGCCGCAATGGAAATTATTTTGCGCGACCTTGCTGGCCAGTACATGCTTGCCTCGGACAACATTGCCGCAGACGCAATCACCAACGGCGCATCAGCATCAGGCGCAACCTGGACGGTCACCGCAAACGACCCGTCCTCGTTGATCTCTGCGCTGTACGACGCAGCCACCGACATCCTCAACGCCACAAACTTCCTGCCCGACCACCTGTTCGTGTCGCCGGACGTATGGCAGAAGCTCGGCAGCCAGCTTGACGGAGACAAGCGCCCGATCTTCCCGTACGCAGGCGCAGCAGGCCTCATGGGCGTCAACGGACTTGGCACCGCAAACATCACGGTCGCCAACACGTTCAACCCATTCGGCCTCAACCTCGTCGCAGACCGCAACTTCGCAGCAGGCACCCTGTACGTCGCCCGCGGCCAGGCGATCGAGTTCTACGAGCAGGTACGCGGCCTCATGTCGGTTGAAGTGCCTGGCACCCTCGGTCGCACGTTCTCGTACTACGGGTACGTCGCAACCTTCATCGCCGACAGCGATCAGGTCAAGTACATCGTCGTCAGCTGAACCGGGTAGGAGGCCTACACCATGGCCAATTACACGGTCACTCACAAGTACCTGCTGGATGATTACGCCGTCCTGCAACTACTCACACCCTCAGAAGTAGTTGTAGGCGGCGCAATCACCGTCACAGGCGTCGACGCCACATTCAACGGCTCATACACGGTTTACGCGCTGCCGCAATACCTGTATCTTGGCGTAGACAACCAGGGCGACCTCATCTACGACTACCAGGTACCGATCCAAAATCAGGTGCTATACGCCAAAACCGCCAGCGATGTTGACCGCGTCGCATCCACCGGGTCGCTCGCATACACGCCCGTCTGCACTTGGATCACCGCAACCAACATTGAGGACTGGCTTGGTATTGGCACGGCGACCGCAGGCGACGCAGCGTTTTTGACACAATGCGCCGCAGCCGCCAACCAGTTCTGTTACCGACGCCGTCAGGAAGCCGGATACATTGACAGCGTCAGCACCAGCCCATCGAGCGACGTCACCTTAGGCACAATCATGTACGGGGGCGCTTTGTACCGTCAGCGCGGCTCAATGGATCAGTTCGCGTCGTTTGACGGCATGGCAACCGCCCCGGTTGTCGGTCTATCGGGCATGGTAAAGCAGCTGTTGGGGATTGACCGCCCGCAGGTGGCCTAATGCCCGTACCCGCCTACACCGACCTGTTCAACGAGGCCATCGACGACCTAACCGCAACCCTGCAAACCATCACAGGGCTACAAGTCGTCAACGACCCGCGCAACATCGTCCCGCCGTGCGCGTTTATTGACGCGCCGTCGTGGGAAAGCTGGAACTACAACATCGTCAAATTGACGTTTCCTGTCAAGGTGCTAACGCTTGGCCCAGCCAACCTCGATGCTCAGCGATCCCTGCTCAACATTTGCGCCATGCTGCTAGCCAAAAACGTGGCAGTCACCGGTGGCCGACCAACCGTCATTGACATTGGCGGCTCAATCCTGCCTGCCTACGATCTCACCGTCACCATGCAAGCCCAAACCAGCTAGGAGAGATCATGTACGTCATCGTCAGCCCGCGCCTCGGTACACCAGGCGACAAATTTGAGCCAATAGAAGGCACCAACATTGACGCCCTGCTGTCGGCTGGCCTCATATCCACCGACAAACCGAAAAAGTCGTCTAAAGTCAAATCAGAACCAGTCGAGGAGTAACCCAACATGGCAACCAGCGTCTACCTGTCCAACCCGGCAATCGAAATCAACAACGTCGATCTGTCCGACCAATGCACCGCCGCAACCGTCACCTACACCGTTGAGGCGCTGGAAAACACCGCGTTCGGCTCAACGGCCCGCACCTACACCGCAGGCCTTGCCAACAACAGCATCACCGTCACGCTGTACCAGTCGTACGCATCCAACGAAACCGAAGCGTCAATCTACGCGCTTGTCGGCACGACGACCACGTTGGAGCTGTCGCCTACGGCCGCAGGTTTGACCACCCCAACGGCTGCGTCGCCAAAGTACACGCTCACGGGGGCTTATCTTGAGAGCCACACCCCGATCAACGCATCGTTGGGAGAGCTCAGCACTATTGACCTCACCTTCACGGGTGGCACCCTCACAAAGGCCACGTCGTAACCATGTTCTCGCCAGCCCAATTGGGCGGCGCTGAAAACAAACCAAGCAAGCCCGCGCTGGCGGAGCCTTGCCCGACGAAAGGTAACTAATGCGCGTCAAACTCAAAGTTGACCTCAAGGACGGGCGCGAGCCACGAACGATGGTCACAAATATGCTTGCGATCGTCGAGTGGGAGAAAACCGAGAACCGCCGATCCGCAGACGGCAAAGGCATCGGTTTTGTTGATATGTGTTGCTGGGCATACATTCTGTGCAAGCTCGCAGGCGACAAAGTGCCTAACACGTGGCGTGAATGGGTGGCAGAACACCCCGACATGGAGATCACACCCATTGAGGAAACCACCGATGAAACCCCTACCATCGCGGCACCTGGCGACGCTCCCTCGCTGAGGTCTTAGTTATGACGGGCTACTGGCCGCCGCAAGTGGAGTTTGACACCCGAGACATGACCACCGTGTTCCACGTCCTTGAGCTGCAACAGCAACAGGCAAAGCGGGGTCGCTAATGGCAACCGTTGAGGTAATCGGCGTAAAGCAAATGTTGCAAGACCTCAGGCAGATTGACCCTGAAGCCCGCAAACAATTTGCCAAGGACGCCAAACAGATTGCCAGCCCGATCGTGCTTGAGGCGCAAAGCCGCTACCCGGCACAAGCCTTGTCGGGCATGCGATACCGCTGGACGCAGAACGGGCGTCAGCTGTTGCCGTGGGATCAGCGCAAGGCTCGACGCGGCGTACAGGTCAAAGTGGATGCTGGACGCAAAAAAGACGGCGTAGTGACCATCATTCAAAAAGACCCAGCGGCTGCAATCTATGACATTGCGGGCCGTGGCAACTCAAACCGCCTCGGTGATGCATTGACCGCGTTTGCTGGCAACCCGTCGCGTGTCATGTGGCCGTCAGCCGAGGCGCACATTACCGACGTGCAGGACGAGATGACCAAAGCGCTTGAACAGGTTGCCAACGAGATAAATCGTAGAATTGCAACCATATGAGCATTCGCATACCGATCATCAGCGAGTTCGACAACAAGGGTATCGCGCGCGCAAAAAAGGAATTTAACAGCCTTGAGACGACTTCGGAAAAGGTCGGCTATGGGATGGAAAAAGCATTTGTGCCTGCGATCGCAGCTGTCGGCGCACTCGCCGCTGGTCTTGGCATGGCTGCTAAAGCGGCTGCCGAAGATGAGGCCGCACAAGCCGCACTTGCCGTACAGCTCCAAAACTCGACAGGTGCCGGGCAAGAACAAATTGCCGAAGTTGAGAAAGCAATTAGCGCGATGTCACGCCAGGCGGCCGTTGCTGACGACGTATTGCGCCCAGCGTTCGCGGCACTTGTTCGTGGCACGAAAGACATAAACGAGGCTCAATCCCAAATGTCGCTCGTGCTCGATATCAGCCGGGCAACATCGATTGACGCAACCACCGTCGCTGACGCGCTTGCCAAAGCGTACGAAGGCAACTTCAAGGCCCTGCGATCGCTCACGCCTGAAATGGCAAACCTCATCCGTGAGGGTGCCGACATGGAAACCATCATCAACGTTCTTGGTGGCACGTTTGGCGGAGCCAACAAAGCGTTTACCGAAACTGCTGAGGGCGGCATGGCCAAAATGCAGATCGCGTTTGCCGAAATGCAAGAAAGCATTGGCGCAGCCGTTTTGCCATTGCTCGAGCGCTTAGTACCGATCATCACCAAAATGGCGCAAGCCGTCGAAGAAAACGCCGACGTAGTAATTATCCTGGCAGGCGTCATCGGCACCCTGTCGGCCGCCATTATCGCCTACAACGTGGCAGTCAAGACCGCCGCGTTTTTGCAAACCGCGTTCAATATCACGTTGGCCGCTAACCCGATCGGCCTTGTGGTCGCCGCCATCGTGTTACTTGGTGCAGCTCTCGTGGCCGCATACGCCAAATTTGAAGGCTTCAGAAAAGTTGCAGACGCCGTATTTGGCGCACTCAAAGCGGGCATAAAAATTGCCGTTGACTACGTTGCAAGTTACCTCAACAGCATGATCAGCGTGTTTCGCACCGTGTTCAACACGATCGCAAACCTGTGGAATTCAACGCTCGGGGGCTTGTCGTTTGAGATCCCGGACTGGGTGCCAGGCATCGGCGGTCGAGGTTTCAGCATTCCCGAAATGCCAACTATTGGCGGCGGGGCCGCTAGCGGCGCTTTAGCGACCGTAGGAGGCGACAAAAACCTAGGGGTGCCTATTCCGTCATCCGGGGGTAGATCGGTCGTCGTAGCGGCTCCTAGCGTGCCTACAGGGGGCGGTGGCGGCGGTAGCCGGGGCGCGGCACAAGCAGCCATGATGGAAGCCCCAAACATGCTTGGGGCAGGCATCGCCAGCAACCCGTTTACATCGAGCGCCCGCAACGCCATGCTGGACAACATCACCGTCAACGTCAACGGCGGTTTGGCGACCAGCGCCGAGATTGGGCAGGCCGTCGTGGACAGCATCCGCG